CTTTTTTTTTTTTTTTTTTTTTTGCAAATTAAAGGAGTTGCTAGCATAAATAAATTTATGTAGCAGCTCAGAATTACTATTTTTCCTCCCCCAATTGTACTTGAGGGGGCGATTAAGGCCCAAAACGATCTGAGAGGGGCTTAAGTATCATACACGGTAGGAAAACGCCTACACGCCCTAAATAATCAACTTTCTTAATCACTTCCATTTTCCCGGAACTCTCTAAAGGACTGAAAACGGTGGCACAATACAGTTTATGTCAGTATTGATGACGGGTGCTAGTTTTTAGTGAACTAGTATAACACCTTACTTTTACGTTGTAAGAAACGTTGTAGGAACTACGAACCAGGTCTAGGTGGGATAGATAAAAATCCCCCTAGCCTGAAATCGTCTCCTACGGCCCTGTGAAAGAATGGTGTCCATATATTGGTATTACCATCTAATGGATCATTCATACTTAAATTTAATCTGGTTTTTCTACCTGTCTCAAAGGTAGCAGAGCCTTGCATTGTGGCATCTATACCAATCTCAGCGAAAACAGTAGTCGCATGATATTTGGTCATTTGTGGCACATCTGCAACTATACACGAATCGGTTATAGTTTTGATAAGGAGGTTACCTCTCGTACCAAGATAATACAAATTCGGAATAGTAGTAGTACCTATTGAAAGAAATTTACGTCTTATCACATCATCGTGAAATGAACACATTTTAAAATCTCGACACTCAACTCCTGCTGTGCTGAAATACGTAGTAATACGCATTGATCCACGCATCATACAGTAGAGAGGGGCAATATTAGAAAAAGGATCTATATAGACCAACTTCGTAGGTACAGTAGCTATTATTTCTGAAAATTTAATAGCAAATGGATTAATATTCCATTGGGGAGTAGTTACAGCGTAACCACTTTCATAATTCACAACCCCACCTGCTTTAAGCAGTTGGGAAACTGAATCAACAGCTTCTCCTGTACAAGCTGCAGCAAATTCATAAGATCTGCCAGGTACTGAAGTAGTACCTATAGTCGTGGCTATGATAGCACAAGGATCCTCAGATCCTCCTACCATCATACCTGATTGTAATGTAGCTGGAAAAACAAAACCAGCTCGCCCTAAACTAGGCGATGAATATCTACTCGCAACTTCAAAATCAGGCCCACCACGAATGTCACAGAATATAGTGATAGTATCACTAGCTCCTGTAATAGATGTTTCTAATTGGTCAACAACATAAATCTGTATATAACCATTATTTTGTCCTCCCGACACGTTCAAGAACTGGGAATTGGACATATAAGGAATAGTAACTTCAAATTCGTTACCCTCTCTAATATCAATAATCTCTCTCATTAAATATGCAGTATTCGTATATGTAACAGTGGGGGCTACAACATTAGCTGTAGGCACAAAGCACACTAACAGTCGAGCTCGATGAAATTCAGTTTTCACTATAGTAAATCTGTATATCAAAGAACCCCGCCACAAATTGAATAAACTAGAAATATAACAAATAGGAGTTTCATTAACTAACGTTGCTCCAGAATCTACAGTAGTTTCATAAGCATTGTTAGGGGTACAACTTTCATTAAATACAATGGTTCCTGCTGCTGTTCCAGTAGTTATAGTAAAGAATCTGAAC